CCCTGACAATCCATCGCGGGGTGAGTACTGGGAAAGAATCAAAGCCCCCTTCCCTCAAAGTGAGGTTGTCATCCTGCCCAACTTCAATGTGAATAGATTCCCAGGGCTTGTTGGTGCGGTCATTCTTGGTAATATCCCTATTTGCATCCTTCCTGGGTTGGATACAATGGAGAACGGTCACCCATTCATCTTTCATTCCACGGTTCCATAGGCCCTTGGTTGATTCACTAACAGCCCCCATGCCATATTCCTGGACCAATGGTCCAATCTGCATCTGGAATTCACGGTAAATGGTGTCAACCACATAGCGGTTGCTTTGGGCAAGCCAGAATTCCCCGACTGTTTGCGGATACATTCTGATGAAATCCTTGAAGTCAGGGAAGATAAAGGAACAGGCTGTTCCAAATGCGCCCATTTCTTCATACATTCCATGTAGCACCCGGTAGGTATTGGAGCGGGAAAAGAGGTCACGCATGACATCTGCGGCTTCTTCTAGCCATTCTTTGACAGGATGGAATTTGGTGAGCTCCCTATCCGTAAGTGATAGGTTAAACCACTTTCGGGCAGGGGAACTCATGCCAGCCATCATACCTGCAGCTAGAACATTCAATGCTCTGCCCCCGGTTGAATCATAGATTGAAGTATTCCGTCTGGTTCCTTCATTCCGGTCTTCAAGAAAATAGCGTCCTGACCTGGGAAGAAGGTTATCAGTTATGTCCTTCCAATGCTTAAAATAGGATTCTCGTTCCAACTTGAGACTCCCAAGTCTCCTTAAATAGACTTCATTGCGTTCCGCCATGTTCTAGCCCCCGGCTAAAAGGTTGCCACCAAGGTTAAGTTCTTCATCTGCCACCCCACCACTAGTCAATAGAGTCTGACTAACTTGAGGTCCAGACTTTCTTGCTGCCGCTTGGGCAATCTTAATGGCTGAACTGGAAGAAGTGTCAGCTGCCTTTCTAGCCCTTTGAATGGATGCTTCTTCAAAGGCACTTGTTTGAGGCTGTTGCATCTGCTGTGGTTTTGGAGCCATCATGCTACTAATCATCATGCCCCCAACAAAGGCAACAGCTGCTGCCCCGGCAACCCCAAGGCAATCCACCTTGTTTTCAAACAAATCCCTTACATCATCTTCATTTAGCAATAGCATTGGCATTCTCCTTACAAAGCCAGTAGTTTTCAGATATAGCAACACCCTGGTCTTGGGCTTGCTCGTATAATTCATCAATCCATTCCTGCTTGCATTCCCTTGGGTCTTTGCCCCAGATTTCAGGGATGACAGCTATCATATCAATTCCAGTTAAGTCAACCATGCCAACCTGTCCAGTCATAGGGCCAAAGGAAACCATCTTGGTCTTGGCCTTTACATTCCTAAGTGATTCAATCCTCCATTTATATCGGGATTCTTCCACTCCAATAATGATGACCACGTTATCAGCCCAGGTGAATGGAAGGGCTTCAAGCCTTTCAACACGCTTGGTCCCAACCTCAAAGGTTATTTGGGGGTTATCCTTCATAACCTTGGCAACCTTAAACACCTGTTGATAGCGGATAGCTTCATGTAATAAGTCACTACCTGGGGCAACCATAACAGCCCCAGATTCCCAGTGATTAGGTTCTTCCAAACGTTCCACGTGAAACATTGGATGATAGTCCAAGCCATCTTGCTTGTAATTCCAATAGGTTGGGCAGTTCTTACATCCTGGTGTCAAGCGTTCGCACCCGGTCACAATCTGCCATTCATGGACTAGATTTTCCATGCGCTCACAATATCAGGTTCAGTTGATAACATTACACCATTTGCCCCCTGGGACAGAATGCCTATGGTAAACGATTGGATGCCAACCGTGATACCATTTGATAGCCGGCCGGCAATCGGGTTGCAAGCCTCTGCCTTCATAGTTACAAGGTCACCAGGAAGGAGGTCTTTGGTTCTAATTTGCTCCATTTCATGGTTTTCCGCTATTCTTTCCCAGGTTTCCTGGATTGCGCCACCATCTGAATAGACCTTCATCAACGCAAAGGCTGGAAGGATTTTGTTATACTTGCCCCGAAAGTATTCAATCACATCAACCCCGGTGATGATTCTTATTGAATCCCCCACAAACATACAGCAATCGGTAGTCCCCCATTCAAAAGCCTTATCATGCCTTCCAAGAAGGTAGTTTTCTAGTTTAGCTGCCCATCCATCAACACGTTCCATTATCCTCCAAGCATAGTCTTTTGAAGGTTGAGTTCTTCATCTGAGACACCAGCTGTCCCGCCAGCGGTGAATAAGCCAGAAGGTGCGCCACCTCCACCGGTTGCTTCATTGGTCTGACCCTGTCTTCTAATGACACCACTCTTGGCTGCCTGCGTTGCTTGCTTCCGAACAATAGGTTCAGGGGAAATAGCTTGCTGAATAGGTTGAACGGGCGGTGCTTGTCTCTTTGGCGCTGAACTTGTTGCCCCTTTAATTAAATCAACTGGAAACGAAACAACATCCTTGGTCACACTAAATACGGATTTGACCGCTTTAGCAATGAATCCCATTATCTATGCTCCAATTAAGGTTTTCTTGCCAATGTTTGCTTTCAATAGGTTGCCACGCCGGTCTTTGCTTTGCTCCTTGCTTTGCGCCTTATTTCTAGTGGAAGATGACCAACTTGTTGCCACTGCCCTGCCAGATGGTCGGCTTGATGGCTGTGAACCTGCTGGCTGTCTAATTGCCGGGTCTGCCGGGCTTTGAACTGGCGTTGTGGACTTCCCCCCCAGCCCTTTCACGGAGCGCAGGGTCAGCAGATATAAATGCCAGCCCAAATGCGTCCGCGATACCAGATTCCCCCTGACCAAGAGGCTCACCTCTTTCTATCTTTCTCAAGGTTCTTAAGCTCATCACAGCTCCTGGCATCAGCGGTTCCTCTTATATGGATTGTAGTCCCGACGTTTATTTCTCTTATCTGACCTGTCCTTGGGGAGTCCTTTGGGGGCAACAGGGTAGGCAAAGGTTAATGCCAAGGCATCAGCCATATCCGGGGATGCTAGTCCACGCTTCTTCATATCTTCCTTCTTTTCAAGCTGAATCTTGTTGGTAGGGGTGAAGCTATATTCCAAACCAATCAGGTCGTCAACTAATTCATTATTATTATCAGGGATGGAACCAAGGTCTAACCAGTCCCGCATATTACCCCACATCTCTGCTCTTTTGTTATTATAGCGAATATCTTCAGCTTTACTACCAAAATTGACCTCAGTAACCTGATGAACTAAAAGGTCTTGGAGTCGGTCCACTACGCCTCCGCCAACGCCTCCACCGTCAACAAATACTTTATCCGCTTGGTGGACACGGACAAGCTCGGCAACTCTAGCTGCCAGTTGCATTGTGGACAGTCCTCTGTAATGAGTCCATTCAATAGTTCTTGCATCTCTGCCGCGTCTAAAACTAACAACACTCTGGTCATCTCCAAATCTTGCAACGTCCACCCCCATGATTAAAGGTTCTTCCAGGTAGGACTTGGCTGGCCTTGCTAATGAATCATCAACCAAATACCCAGGGATAAACTGCATGGAAGACTGCGAAGGAAAAATTCCTCGGACGCGAACCTTAACAAAATCAGAGTCCTCGCCATAGTCATCCACCCATTCATTGAGCTTCCGTTTGTCTGTCATCTTGCAGTTGCGTGAATCTATCTGCCTGTTGACCCAGCGGTGTTTCCTTTTGCCAAAGCATTCACGGAACCTTCCAGTATTCCTGGTTGGGTTCCCAAAGACAAGCCATATTGACCCACGCGTGGTCATTGCCCCCTCAGATACCTCCCAAATGGCGTCAGGGATGGAAGATGCTTCATCGTAGATTATCAAAACTTCACCGTGCTGCCCCGCGAATGCCTCTGAATTGCGTTCTGACCAGGGGATAGCGGAACAATACCAGGTTTCAGGCGATGCCACATGATAGAACTTGGTGGCTGTCCATTCAAACCAGGGCTTAATGATGCTCCTGGAATGCCAGAGGGCAAGTTCCCTCCAGGTCTTCGTTTCTAACTGCTGTTTGGTATTGGCAGTGACCACTCCGTTCAAGTTCTTCCGGGTTGCCATTTGGTGCATTACCATCCAGGCTGTGACCGCTCCCTTCCCAATACCATGACCAGAGGCGGTGGAACACTGATAGGCCTTGCCTTCCCCAGTGCGGATATGTTCACCAATGTCATTAAGGAGATCCTCCTGCCAATCATCTGGCCCTGTGTGTCCAAGTAGGTCACCTTCCCCCCAAGGGAAGACATACTTAACAAACCCAAGTGGGTCATCAGCAAATTGAGTAATGTCCTGGACCAGTTCCTGCCCTAATGGTGGTGCGGTTGCAGTAGTCATATTTAACCTTCAATTTCCGGTAACCCAGCGCGTTTCTTGGCCGCATTTAGTTCCAGGATATTAATGTGCATTTCAGCAATATTATTTACTATGCCACCCTCTGGAGCCGTCAGCTTGTGCCTATCATATTCCATTTTCAAAGCTGGTATCTTGGGGTGCATTTTTAGTTTCATGGCTAACCCGCCACCATCCGGAAGCTGATAGGTAGTGACTTCCTGCACAGCCTTGAAGAACCCTGGGGGAATAT